TTAACTTGAAGAGAAACCGGACATGGATCCCGGAAAATTTTCATAAATAGCGAAAACCCGCGAGGTCGCCGCCCCGTAACCTGTCGGATCGCCGGAAAGGACCCACGAAAATGATAATAATTATCATCTACATGAGGTTTATCACGACATGTGTGTACGCCATCAAACCACGAGAAATAATCAATTATTACGCAGGTATCGTATTAATTGATCTGCATCAAATTAGCGTAAAAGCAACTTCAGATAATACAAATCAGCAACACTGAATACGGGGCAACATTATGTCATCAAAGAACAGAACCCGCAGAACAACAACCCGCAACATCCGATTTCCAAACCAGATAATTGAACAAATTAACATCGCTCTTGACCTGAAAGGTTCAGGTAATTTTTCAGCGTGGGTTATTGAAGCCTGCAGAAGAAGATTAATTAATGAAAAATATTCTCAATTTGTACCCAACAAAGACAAACACGACCAGAGCACCTGTTCAGACAGGTTTACTTAAACGACTTATATATGACACAAAAAGCGACCACTAAAGTCGCTTTTTCTTATGGTAACAGGCAATAACTCTCTCAGATATTTTTTAGCATTTTTTTGACCGCGCGTTTCCGGACGTATTCTGTTCTCCTGTCCCTTTATATCGTCGGAATACCCGCCGCTCTTCAAATCCCATTCCCAACTCAGAATGTAGTCTGTTGACCGCTTGTTTTATTTCGGTCAGGTTCACCGGTGAAACCGGAGTCCGGCGCGCCTTACGCAAACACTCTGCTCGTTTCTGTGCCGCCACTTTTCTTTTCTGGTCATCACTTAGCTGTACCATCACTTTTGCCCATCGTTCAGCTGCTCTCCGGTACAGTCCTTTTTTCTCCAGACATTCTGCCACGTGATCATGTAGCATAAGTGACCTCCGATTATCTACAGACTGCCATCCTGAATTTACCTTCCCTTAATGAAATAACAATAAAAAACAAGCCACGCAAAAACAATAAAACAACACACAAAAAAAACTAAATAATAAACAAAAATAATCACCTTATTTTATTATTTTTTGAGGGAGCAATTACTGAACAAAAAACGCTGACTATATACTCAAAACCAAACAACTATTCTGCCAATCAGGTATCATGGCAACACACGGAATTACCGTGTTTTTGCCTTCTCTGCCCATACAATACGGGCATATACTTCATTCTCTATTGTAATATTTCTATCCATGTGCCCCACTCCATTTACCTGTAAATAATATTCAAAATATTTATCACAGAAATCGTTTTTGGCCATGAACTGAGCACACTATAAAGTCCGGAACTGACTCTTTGTTAAATTACCTTAACGTTACCAGTAACACCTTCATAACAAAACATCACGGTATACACTGGGTACGGATATATTCCTGTGCTCCTTCCAGTTGCTTCTGCATTGCCATCAGCCGTTCTCTGAGGATGAAATAATCCCGTTCAGCGGTGTCTGCCAGTCGGGGGCCGGTTGCATTATCCACGCCGGAGGTGCCGGTGGCTTCACGCACGGTACCGGAGCAGGTGGCGTTGATCCGCAGGCGCTTACGACCAGCGGCAACATCAGCACGCAGAGTTTCATTTTCAGCTCTCGCATCGGCTAATTCCCTCGAGTATCTGGCATCAAGTGCAGCGACATCACGCTGGCGTATCTGCATATCAGTAATTGTCGCGTTCGCCAGCTCCAGCTCACTGGCTTTTTTATCGCGCTGCTCTTTGTAGATGATGGCGTGATCACGGTAATGATTCAGCCCCAGACTAAGCGCACCACAGGCCACCAGCAGGACAATGATAACCACGCACAGAACACGGTTCATATCACCACCAACGGATTGCCCAGACCAGAACAGCAATGGCCACAATACGAATGGCAAAAGCTGCCGCTCTTGTTAAATCCAGACTGGCTGGCGTCTCCACTTCAATGCCTTTCATAATGGACAACCTCAGAAAGAATCTTTTATACTTCCTCACAGGGAAAGTACCTCCCTACCCATAATTTCTCCCTTGCCTTACTCAAGGTCAGAAAACACAAAACCCCGCTTGCTGCCAACAAACGGGGTTTTTACTTTTATTCACTTAGGTTTTACCAGTTTTCAGGATTTCGTGTTATCCACCCGCGTTGGCCAACGTCATTTTTCAGGAAAATATTCTGCTATCTGTCGATGTCCCAGCACGCCAGCGCGCTCTCCTGGTCACGCCGTGAGACCTGACCGTAGCAATTATTTGAACGGATACGGCAGTCTCTGCCACCGTCCTTAATCCACCAGCGAATCGCCTCACAGGCACCTTTTCGATCGCCTGCATTAATTCGTTTATAAAACGTCGACGGGAAGCACTTACCGGGGCCAATGTTGTACGGACAGAATGACGCGATCCCCGCTTTCTGGGGTTCGGTCAGCGGCACCCGGATGTTTTTCTCCACCCATGCCAGAGCCTTGTCACGTTCGATGGCATTAACCCGGTCGCATTTTTCCTTTGACAGCTTCATGCCAGGAATAACAGGCTTACCATCCACCAGAATGGCACCACGGCAGATGGTCCAGATCCCCGCACCATCACGGTATGCCGTGGTGTGATTGCCTTCCTTTTCATCCAGAAACTGATCGAGAATGTCAGGCGCAGACGCACCAGCGGCAATCAGCGCCAGAACGGCAGCCGACAGGCCGTATTTGATTTTGGTGTTCATGGATATTTATCAGGGTTTATCGATTTCAAATCCCTGGATATGTTAAGTCTTCAGGCCAGCGGTGGAGTCTTCAGAGAACCAGTAATTATTCCCGGTAGTTTTCCTCTGTAGGTTATCAACACATCCTGCGCCTCTAAAATTACGGGGCGCTTTTCCGGCAACGGACCATCCCCTTCACATAACCCGGCAGCAACATCCATGAAAAACTGCTTCGCCTGCTTTTTCGCCTCAGCTTCGTAAAACTCCAGCGTGGCATCTTCAGTACGGTCAAGACTAATCGCCACATCTGGCAACAACAGTGACGGATACCCACCAATTTCCAGTGCCACAGTAACAGTAATCTTATTCGGGTAATTATTTATCCCTTTAACAACCAGTTCGTATTTTTTCTTCATCGCTTTACTCTCCCCGCGCCGCCTTACGACGGTCCTCTCTGATTTTGAAATACAGGTTAGTCAGATATGTCAGCAGCCCAAACAGCAGACTCCCCAGCACGCCTATTGCCGCCCACTGAGACGGGGAAACCCTGTCCAGCAACTGCAGGAACCAGTAGCCCGTTCCCACCGCTGACGTGGTGTATGACACACCTGTTGTGATTTTTTCCATCTGGTACATACCCCGTCTCCCGTTATCCGGAAGCTGACAACAATAAAAAAAGCCACCAGTTAAGTACTGATGGCTCTGATAACTCATGCAGGCATCTCAGACGACCCACTGACACTACCGGTGAGTTTAACGATACCTTCCATTTGGCTGGCTCACTTTTTATGATGATGCCGGTGCATTTATCTCCAGCACCAGACTTTCTATCTCAACGCCATACGCTGCATTTTTGGTAATATCCGTCAGCGTCAGCGCATTCAGCCCCAGTGTCAGACTGTCTTTTATGACCTGGAATGCCGGGCCAGCCACTCCATTCAGTTTCGGAGTAACCGTGGCACTGCCGGCGGTGAACACCAGCTCCAGCGTCTGCCAGTCGTTACTGTAATTCCCGAACTCGCCCAACTTTGTGTTTCCGGCTTTCTTGTGATGCATCAGATTCAGTTTGCCGTCTGTGGTCTGGGTGAAGAACGACATCAGGAACGGGTTACCAGTCCCGGTCATCGCCACGACGTCAGGTAACGCTACATCGGTATACAGATAAATCCCCAGCCCGAACTGATTGTTGGTCAGTGCGCCTGAGAGGCGGAACTTACAGGTCAGTCTGCCGCCCTGTGTCAGCAGGGTAATTGCGTCATCCACCGGATGCGTCAGGGACCAGGTTTTATTGCTCTGCTTGGTGATCTTAAATACACCATCTGACAACTGAATTCCGCCATCTTTAATGCTCCAGCCCTGCGCAGCAGCCTCTCCGGCTGCCGGCAGCAGGGAGATTGTGCGAACGGACGTATCTGCAGACGGA